AATACCGCTCACCGCCCTGTACCGTCAGGTCGATTTCCCAGAGTACCACCCGCGGTGACTGCTCTGACTTAACCGACTCGTTCAGACTTTCTTCGTGAATATCCTGCATCAGTTCACCACCTGCTCAATCGTACAACTGAAATCACTGTACCTGGCGTTATCTGTGACGCTCCACTCCCGGCATACCACCCTCACCGTCCGGTTATGTTTCGGCGGTCGCCACAAAAAGGCACGGTAACCACCATGCCAGGATAAAAATTCATCCAGCCAGCGCCGGGTTGGTTCATCCGTCACCCGGAACACCGCCTGAAACGTCTTCAGTCTGGCATTAAGTCCCGTCGGTCGGCGCTGTTCATAACCGTCACCAAACCGAACCCTCACCACCGACGGTTTCTCACTCACCTGCATCCCTTCACGCGGGACCAGATGCAGCGTTTTTATCTCAGCCACTCAGCATTCCTCCGTCACGTCGCATGGACAGCATCACCGCCTGCACCCGCTGGTCAATCAGCTGCACAAGACTGCCTGCCGCCTCCGGCCCTATCTGTCCGTTAGCCCCGTCATTCTGAATGGCGATGTGGTAGACCGGGGAATACACCAGACCGGCACTGCCGTTCATACTGCCCACCGCGCGTACGCCCAGCGAGCCATCCGCCGCCCGGGTCAGGGGCATAATGGCTTCAGGTCCGGCTTCCCCCATCAGCCCGGCCCCTTTTGCAAACGCAAAGTACGTGGGCGTGTCCACAATGCTGTTGCTGTACGCACTCAGGTTTGCCGAGGTATACACGCCGCCTTTTGCATTGGCCACCGCACCGCCCAGCCAGTCACCAATGCTGCCAATAAATCCTCCCGCACCGGACATACCGTTTGCCGCCGTCTTAATTCCGTTGACAATCGCGGCATTCATAAGAACTTTTGAGATTTCCTGCAGTACGGATGAGGCCCAGTTGCGCCATTCCACTTTGTTTCCGTTCAGCATCTCCGTGATGTTATTCACCAGTCCTGAAATCCCCTCCGTTGCCAGCTGTGCTGCCTGAGAGGCGTAATCGGATGCATTGTCCACCCAGTTACTGAGCCCCTCCTGCAAGCCTTTCTGCCAGTCCGCACGCTGCGCATCCGATTCGGCATAAAAGGCTGCCTGGTCCTTAAGGCGTTCGCTCAGATACTGCGCGTTCTGTGCCCGTGCCTGTCTGTAAAAATCCTCACTGATATCCCCGGTCTGATACTGAGACTGAAGGTCCGCATCCTTCTGGCGGAAGCTGTCGCGGATCTGCTGCAACTCCCGCATGCGTTCCCTGGCTCGTTCTCCCTGCCCGTACCCCAGCAGTTCGGCTTCATTTGATGCACGCGCAGCCACATTATCATTCTTCAGGGTCTCTTCCCGGGATCGCAACTGTTCCCGGATTTTTTGCTGGTCAATCAGGGCCGCATTGCGCAGCAGTTCCTGCTTCTGTATCTCCGTCAGGGTTTTCAGTTCGCCCTGCGCTGTCTGGTACTTCAGCTTCGCCAGCTCTGTATTCTGACCCGCCAGTGCCAGTTGCTCTTTCTGCTGCTTCAGTAGCCGGGAAAAACTGTCTTCCGCTTTTTCCGTCTCTGATTTTCCACCCCGGGATTTGGTTTTATTCGCCTCGTTATTGCGCCAGGCTTCCAGGGCATTACTGATATAACGTTGTCTCGCCTCCTGATACGGATCACCCACAAAACCGAGGTCATCCGCCGCATACCCCAGTCGGACACGCTCTTTTTCTTCCCCTTTCAGTCTGGACAGGGCCAGCTCACGCTCTGTTTTTGTCAGGGCACTCTGCTGTTTATCATCCAGAGTGGCCTGTGGCAGCCGTAACGGCACATTCACCAGTCCCTGCCGCTGCTGAAGCAGTTCATTCCCCAGCCCCAGCAGACGGTTGAATTCCGTATGCTGAACATTCGTCTGCAGTAATGCCTGGTATGCCCTGTTCTGCTCTGCCGCCTCCTCACGTATCCTCGCCACACGGTTGTATTCCAGTGACGCCAGCGTTTCCTGTACAGACTTCGCCTTTTCCTGTATCTGTGTCAGGCGTGACTGCTCGACCGCCAGCCTGCCGGTTGCCTCCGCAAGGCCGTGGGTTATAATCTCCGCACCTGAACCACCCTGTGGATTTTCCTGCAGCCAGCGCTGATAGTCAGCAATCTGTGTTTTCAGTCCCCGGACTTTACTTTCCTGCTCAGCAATCAGACGATTCTGCTCTTCCAGTGCCTCGCGGGTTTTACCCTCATTATCAGCCAGTTCCGGAAGGGTCATTCCCGGTACCTTTGCCCGGATTTCATCAATCGTCGATGCATACTGACGGGCGGACTCCCTGGCCTGTTCCTGATTCTGGTACACCGTGTACCAGGCACCGGCTCCCAGCATCAGTAAACCGGGTATCCCGCCGACAAGCGAAAGCAGGGATGCCGCGCCACTTTTCAGCATTCCCGTAACCGACGTGGCATTCTCCAGCGCCTTCCTCGAGGCCGCCACCGCCTGATTCGACTGTACCAGTGCGGCATTGGCCACAATCATGGCCCGGCGTTTTGCGACGGCATTCTGTGTGGCCAGCGCCTCCGCACTGGTGTTTCTGGCCAGTGCAAGTTCAGCCTGTGCCAGTTGCCAGGCACGTTCTGCCGCCAGCGCGTCAGCTGCCGCCTTACGCTGCACCTGAACAGACGCATCTGCCTGTGCGGCTGCCAGGGCAACCGTCCCGGACTTCGCCGCGATCAGCTCTGTGGTGGCCTTTCCCACGCCTGCGGCCATATTGCCAAAGTACCGGGCCACCCCGACAGCAACCAGCACGCCCGCCGCCGCGGCCACATTATCAATATGTCCGGCCACACCATTCAGCACGCCGGAGAGCGTTTTCGTCGAGCCGCTGGCCTCATTCACACCGCCCACCCAGGCCATAAAGGCGTTTTCCACCTTTGTGATACTACCGGAAACCGTTTCCGGCATGGCCGCATATTCATCACGTAATATCCCCAGCTGGCTGATTAACGCGGGGACCACTTTATCCGCTGTCAGTTTTCCGTCATCCGCCATTGCCTTCAGATCTTTACGGGCCACACCCATCCCCGCAGCAAGCGCGCGGATCACCCGGTCGCCATTTTCGTTAACAGCATTAAATTCTTCGCCACGCAGTACACCCTGTGCCAGTGCCTGGCTGAACTGGGTGATCACCGAACCGGATTCCGCAACTCCAGCCCCTGACAGTTTCAGTCCTGTCGAAATGGCCTCCGTCACCTTCAGCACATCATCAGCACTGTAACCATATTCACGCATCGAGGCAGCCGAACGGGCAAACAGGGCCGCATTATCCGAAAACGCGGTACCTGTCCGCTGACTGATATCCATCAGCACTTTCTGTGATGACGAAAATTCATCGGATGACTGCGACGCCTGTTTCAGACGGGCATTTACGGAACTCCACTCATCCGCCAGTGAAATCAGGTGTCCGGTGGCAAAGGCACCGGCAAATGCGCCAGCCACTCCGACAGCAGAACCGCGAATTTCCGTCAACTGGCTGTTCAGCTCAGCCAGGGCGCGTCGCTGCTCCCGGGCGACTGCGGCAGCCTGACGCCCGCCATTCTGCAGGGTCCGGTAATATTCACTGCCCATGCGGGAAGCCCGCTGGATCTCCGACTGGAATGACTGCGAATTTGCCGAAATTTTGATAATCAGTTCACGTAACGTCGCCATTCACCTTTCTCCGGACGAAAAAAAACCGCCTCAGCGGTTCTCATCATTTATGACTGTGCAGCAAGGCTCAGCGCGTCTTCCAGTCCCGCAAAAGGATCCGCTTCCGGCTTGTCCTCATCCTCGCCCCAGCAGAGCATGGCGTCCTTCAGTGAAACATTCATCCCCTGCGCCCCGAAAACCGCTTTCACGATCTGCGCATTACGGATATCCCCGCGCTCATCGCCCAGCGGGGACACCCTGTCGAACTCCATCCACATCATCGCCTCGCTCGCACTCAGACTGTGGCGCAGTTCGGATAAGGTGCGCCCCAGACGGAGCGCAAGTCGCATCAGAAAGCGAATTTCCGGGCGTGCTACTTTTTTCTTGCCGACTCAGCATCGGTGATCAGTTCCAGTGCCTGACGCAGCAACCGGGCATGCACCGGACCATAGACAGCCAGCACCTGCTCGCGATCATCTGCGGTGAACACACGTTTCATGTCCTTATCACACAGAACATCACAGAACAACGTCACATCCGCCTCCAGGTTACGGCGGGTTTTTGCCACCACCGACAGGGTATCGTCACCCGCATCATCGCCATTAAGAACTTCCCGCCAAAGATACCAGGCCTCTGCCGAAGGCTCGCGCAGCACCACGCTGACATTCCCCCATTCCGGCACCTTCACCGTTTTATGACGAAATCCGGACAGTCTGGCCAGCGCCAGTGTTTTCAGATCTTTTGCCATCGGATTATCCTTATCAACCTGCGCCATTTACCGTTACCGTGCACGCGTCAGAGGTAATTCTCTGCGGCTGTTCTGCAGAATCCGTTACCATGCAGGTATAAGCCCCCTTATCACCTGACTGCGTATTGGCTTTACTGAAAGTGTCAGTAGTCTGTCCCTCGACCGGCTGACCATCCTTCTTCCAGGCGTATTTATAAGGCGGCGTTCCCCCGTTGACACTGACTGACATTGTCAGCAGCGCACCGGTATTCACGGTAAGCTTCGCCTCCGGCTTTTTAACAAACGCCAGCGGTACCACATAGGACACCGGTTTGCCTTTCAGACGCAGTGAAAACGTTGCTGCCACCACGCCGTTGGTACCGGATGACCAGGTGTGCTGACGCACTTCCGCCAGGAACTTAAAGCCCTTACCGGACGGAAACTGCACCTTAAACGCATACAACGAGTCATTGTCATAGGCATCACGCAGGGCGTTCTGGGCCTGATTCAGATAAAAATTACCCGACATGGAAATCTCAGACGACGCCCCCAGACCGTTGATGTTCTCCTGCTCTGTGGAGCAGAGCGTGGTCACATCAATATCCTGTTTCTGACCGGCGGTGAACTGGACTTCCTTGATGGTGCAGTCCAGGCGCAGATATTCCGCCTTATCCATAGTTTCAGCAGTCGCCGGGGCAGATGAAATCATCACCTGCGTCAGCTGTGAGCGTTCATACAAAGCAGACATTCTGCCTCCTGATAATAAAAAACCCGCACGCGGCGGGGTATGGGTTTTGTAGAAAAAAAGAAAAAGTCACACCGTGACCTGAAACTCCAGGGTTGCACGGTAACAGCGGTTTTCCGGAATATAGTCCTGCATTTCACTGACCGATTCCGGGGCCAGCGACATGATGGACTCACGGGCCTGCTGACGTATCTGACGCGCCTGTGTGACCGTCACCGCATAAACGTCAATCTGCACCGACACCGATGACTCTGCCTGTCCGCCCATCACGTCCGCAGACACCGATGAAATCAGGCTGAAAACCACCCACGGTAACGATACAGAGGGTCTGCCATCCTGCAGGGGAACCACATACGGATACGCCTGCCCTCCCGCAAGATGCGCCAGATGTGGGTACAAATCCGTCTCCGTCATCGTCTCAGTACCTCATCAATTGCCCGGTTCATCCGCGCAATCGCCACCCGGGCTGCCTGTTCACTGCGCACATCAAACGCCGGGCGCACAAACGGGTGTGGTGGCATATTCACGGTACCCATTTCCACAAACCGCCAGTAGAAGGCATTGCGGGGATTATCCGCCTTCATGGTGTTATCACTGTTGCCGGTGTCCGGATTAACACCACGGATATGCACACCGGATTCCATCCCGCCATCGCGGGAACGCCGGGAAAGAACCACCACATTGCGGCGCAGTTTTCCCCTGCGCACCGGTGCCCGTGACACCACTTCGTTCTTCAGTACATTCGCCCCCGCACGGGTTGCCTCACGCAACACCCGGTTGTTTTCCGCACCACTCAGAAGCTGCAAATCGCGACTGATATCCTCAAGCCCCGAAAAATCCAGCAGGGTTTCGATCATTTTTCCCCTCCCAGCCGACAGAGAATTTCCA